ATTGTGCAGCATCAGTGGAGAAACAGGCCCGGATCTGCTTCGCTGCAGCTAAAAAAATGATCGAGCACTCTCCTTCCCTGAAAAAACGCACGAAGATCCTCACTAAAAATATCAATATCCCTCAAACATCTTCCAAAATGGAGATGCTCGGACGTGATTCTGAGAGCATGGAGGGTATAAATCCATCAGCAGCGATCATCGACGAATATCATGTCTGGAAAAATAACGAGGTTTTTGAGAACATTCAGAGCGCTACAGTCAACAGAACTCAGCCATTAGTGGTCATAATCACTACGGCTGGAAGGGATAAAACACTGCCATGCTTTAATTATCGGGCTCTTTGCATCGATATTCTCAAAGGAATCAAACAGCAGGATGACACTTTCGCTATTATTTATACTCCGGACCAAAAAGATGACTGGAAGGATCCTGAGACCTGGAAGAAAGCAAACCCGAATTATGGAGTGAGTGTTATCCCATCCCGATTCAAGTCCGAGTTCCAGGGAGCAGTTAACGATCCGCGCAAAGAGGTGTCATTCAAGACTAAAAACCTGAATCTTTGGGTCGATGCTCCGGAAGTATGGATCCCTGATGAAAAATGGATGCTCTGTTCCCACAAAACACGATTGGAAAGCCTGGTTAAGCAACCATGTTATTGGGGTCTCGACCTGGCTTCGCATGTCGATATTAACGCGCTTGCTCTTTATTTCCCCGATATCAACGGTCATCCTGTCGCTAAAATGTACTACTGGATCCCAGAAGCCAAAGTTTCAGAGATGAAAGATAAGGTCGATTACCCTACCTGGGTAAAAGCAGGTAGGATAAAAACCACTCCTGGCGATGTGATTGATATCGACTCGATGGTAACCGATATCATGGTAATTCTCGGACAATATTTTTGCGAAGGATTGGCTTATGACCCGGCAAAAGCCTACCATGGAGTTATTCAGGGACTTATAATTGCCGGTTTTCCTATCGAGAAAATGGATGAATATGCCCAGGGAATAATGAACATGAGCGGACCGTCGAAAGAATTTGAAAAGATGGCAATGTCTGGCATGCTCGATCACCTCGATGATCCGGTTCTCCGTTGGATGCTGGGAAACGTGCAGATCTACCAGGATATCAATGAAAATATTAAACCCGATAAAAAACGCAGCCGGAATAAGATCGATGGGATTGTAGCTCTCATCATTGCTATCGGCGAATATCTCAGCGTTACTTACGGCAAAGAAGATAAACAGATTTATAAAACCCATACTTTAAGAACCACATGAAGAAGGCCTACGTTAAACCGACAGTTAGCAAACTGGAAGTCGATAGAGACATCATTAGGATGTTAACAAAACAGGGATTTGCTGATCTTTTCTGGGAATGCCTTCAGGAAACCCGAAAGATCGATCCTTGTACAACACAAGAGGCTGTTTTTGATGTTCTTAACGAAAAATATTTCAAAGCTATCGGCTGCTTAAGATATTCATGCTTTGATTCTTTCAGAATTGTACGTGATAAAAAAAACGATGCCCATCAAACCCGAAAATAAAAATAGATACCCAGCAAATTGGACAGAAATTGTCCAGAGAATACGTAAAAGATCTAAGGGACTTTGTGAAAAATGCGGAGTTCGGAATTATTCAGTTGGTTATAGGGACGAATATGGTGACTTTATTTCTTGCTCTGGAAATGTAACAATGGAAGACTATGGTCAGGGGATTAATCCGAATACAGGAAAGGAACTTACATTCAAAGAATCCAAAGAAATGGCTGAATGGCAGACCCAAAATGATGAATATGGATATAAGTATATTGTTATAGTCCTCACAGTAGCCCATAAAGATCATATTCCGGAGAATTGTTCTGATGAAAACCTCGCCGATTGGTGCCAGAAATGCCATAATACTTATGACGCGCCACACCGAAAAGAAACCCGCCTTCAAACCAGAAATCTGGGAAACCTGATAATTGAGTTTTGAAATGAAAATAAAAGCCTTGGACGGGCATTATAAAATCCATACAAAATATGAGTACTATAGTAAAATGCAAATGCGTTTCAAAAAAAGAAAGCGTAAATTATGACAAGGAACATCCAGTTTCAACTGCAATTGAGTTGCAAGTACCTTACGATCCTACTTCTATTTATTATCAGCTTTCCGGAGGAACAAATATTCTATTAAACACAGTAAATCAGGAAGCTGCGGATGGTTTTAAAATTGGATCAGGTTATGATGTTGTAATAAGCCCCTCACAATAGGAGCTAATTATTCTAATCCTCACCCTATCGGAGTTTCCGGTAGGTTTTTTATTTATTTTCAATTTACAGTAACAATGTTACGGTGATAGTCCATTTCCTCGACTCAAATTTGTAAAGCATAATTCTACAACTTTTTTCAATAGCGATGAAAAGGTACTAACGAATGAAGTTTTCCGATCGTTTACGCAACGCAGCTCAAGTTTTAACACGTGGCACCTTTATGATGCCCGTTAAAGATTATCAGACATCTGGCCTCTCCGATATTACAGGCCTTTCGTTTGCAGGCATTCAGATAAATGCCATTTCAGCAATGAAGTTTTCGGCTGTTTTTGCGTGTGTAAGGTTGAATTCCGAAATCCCGGCTTCGCTTCCGTTAACAGTTCACCGGGTTTCAAAAGGGAAACGCGAAGATCTTACCGGCGGACCAATTTACCAGCTTCTTCATGCTCCAAATAAATTCATGAACAGTTTTTCATTTATTGAACTGATGAATGCAAGACTGCAATTGAGTGGCAATTCGTATGCAGTTATCAAGTTTAATCTCAAAGGCGATCCTTACAATCTTATCCCGGTCGATTCCAGTTGTGTAACCGTAAAAGTTTACAATGGTGAGCCATTCTATATTATTAACGACCCCGACATGGGCGTTAAGGGAACCTTCTTCTATTGGGAGGTCATTCACTTTAAAATGCTTTCGCGTAATGGCATAACCGGAATGAGTCCTATTCAGGCAGCTCGCGAAGGTATCGGCCTGGGGTTGGCTGCCGAAAAATTCGGAGCTGATTTTTTCCAGAAGGGTGGAAATCTTAAAGGAGCTCTCGAAACTGACGGGCATATGGAAGATGCTCAGTTTAAAGCATGGAAAAAACGCTGGGAAACATTCTATGGTGGAGCTGTTGGCGACCATACTACTCCTATTTTGGAGTATGGAATGAAATATAAACCTATCGGAATTCCTCCGAACGATGCTCAATTCATCGAGACAAGGGTATTCCAGCTTCAGGATATCGCCCGTTTTTTCAATACGCCTCCCTCTCTCATCGGAGATCTCTCCAGGGCGACCTTCAGTAATGGAGAACAACAGGATATGCAATTCGCAAAATATTCCCTGCGCCCAATTCTCAAAGGTCAGGAATGTGAGTTCGAAAGTAAGCTGGTAAACCTCAAAGACGAAGGTACAATCAGTATAAAATACAATATGGATGGTCTTTTACGTGCCGATATGAAAACCCGTGCAGCTTATGAGCAAACTCTTGTTTCAACCGGCATTCTTACCCGTAACGAAGCTCGTGAAATAGAAAACAAAGAGCCTATTGAAGGTCTCGACACACCTCTCGATCCCGCTTTCCTTCAGGGAAAACAACCAGCATTATCAGTTAACCAGGATAATAATCAACAGAAATGACAAAAATTAAAAAAATAACATTCGGACAGGTGCGCGAGATCCCTACAAACGTCGAGGAATCCCGCATAATCCCGTTCGTTCTCAGTACTCCCACCCGCGATCGCCATCATACTATCCTTAACCAGGCAAACTGGAATCTCGATAATTACCGTAAAAACCCGGTAGTTGGTTATATGCATAACCTGTATGGCGATATGTGCAATCCTCCTAATCCTGATGATATAATTGCCCAGGATAAAGGCATAGGAGTTGAAGATATGTCTGGTTTATTAGCCCTGGTTGGTACTCCTCTATTCGAACCGGCATCTATAAACCTTCAGGCTGATAAGATTTTCCGTAAGATAATGTTTGGCACTCTCCGGGCTGCATCAGTCGGTTTTTTAGACTTCGGCAAGGGAGAATGGGGTGCTGGTCTTGAAGCTGAAGGAGCAGATAATGAAACTTTCCGTTTTGCCGGACAGGAACTTCTTGAATGGAGCGTGGTTAACATTCCCTCAAACCCCGATGGTACAAAACGTGCTAACGAAGCGATGCGTAATCAGACACATGCAGCGATTAGGTATGCCTTCCGGGAACTTGGCAAGAAGTTCCGCTTATCAGAAATCGAAAATTTACGTGTTCGCGATGTGCTCGACCTTCTCGATGGAAAGGATATTGAGATCCGCGAGACCGATCCCGATAAGGTCCGCAAGATGATTATGGAAGAAATGGCGCAGAAAGATGTTGCTGACATCATTGAAAAACACCAGATTGAATTCA